GAGAGCAGCCCGTCGATCAGCGCCGTCAGGATGTGTACGCCGCCCTCGATGATCGTGCCGAGGTTTTCCATCAGCACCGTCCGGATCGTCTGGATGATCTGCGGCACCATGACCATCAGGTCCGGCAGCGCCGTGATCAGCCCGTTGATGAGCGCGTTCAGGATCTGCAGCCCGGCCGCGATGATCGTCGGCAGGTTCTGGATGACCAGCGCCACGATCGCGCCGATCACCTGCGGGATCGCCTGCGTCAGCGTCGGGATCGCCTGCACGAGCCCGTTGATGAGCGCGAGCAGGATCTGTACGCCCGTCGTGATGATCGTCGGCAGGTTCTCCGTAATAAAGCCGATCAGCGTCATGGTGATCTGCGGCAGCATGGCCGTCAGCGACGGCAGCGCCTGCAATATCCCGTCCGCCAGCGCCTGCAGGATCGTAAGCCCCGCCGAAAGCAGCGTCGGCAGATTATTATTGATCGCCGCAAGCAGCTTCGGCAGCAGCTCCGTGAACCCCGAGATCAGCACCGGCAGGTTCGTCGAGATCCCGTCGGCAAGCGCCTCCAGCAGCTTTGCGCCGACCTCGGCGAACGCGCCGAAGCCGTTCCCGATGCTCGCGATCACCTGTTCCAGGATCCCCGGCAGAGCGTTTCCGATCTCCGGCAGAGCCTGCAGGATTCCGTTCAGCACGTTGTAAAACAGGTATTTCAGGTTGTCGACGAGCCCCGGCAGGTCCTGCAGCAGCTCCCCGGCGAGCGTCCCGATAAACGAGATCGCCTCCGTCGCCAGCTCCGGCAGCCCGCGGATCACGTCGCGCAGCATCGGCATGAGGTTCCCCAGCAAAAAGGTCTTCACGCTCTCGCCCAGCGCCTTCAGGCTCGGCATGATGTTTTCGCCGAGGCCGAGGTTTCCCAGCACGTTCGCCGCAGCCGCCTTCATGGAGGCCATGGAGCCGGAAAACGTCGTCGCCGCCTCCTTCGCCGTGGTGCCGGAGATCCCGAGCTTGTCCTGGATCGCGCTGATCGCGGTATACACGTCCGCGAGGTTGTCGATGTCGTAGTGTACGCCGGTGAGCTTCTCCGCGTCCGCCAGCAGCCGCTCCATTTCCCCCTTCGTGCCGCCGTAGCCCAGCTTCAGGTTGTCCAGCATCGTGTACTGGCCCTTCGCGAAGCCCTGATACGCGTTCATGATGCTCTGCATGTCGGTGCCCATCTTGTTCGCGTTGTCGCTCATCGCGATCACGGCCTTGTTCGCCGCGTCCGCCGCGGCGTTCGTGTCGCCGTCAAGGCTCGAAAGCAGGCTCGCCGCGAAGGAGGTGGAGGTCTGCATGTAGTCGTTCGCCGAGAGCCCCGCCGTTTTCCACGCCGCGTCCGCGTAGGCGAGCATTTTGCTCTCGCTGGCCTTAAGGGAATCGTACTGCCCCTGCACCTCGGCTACGCTCTTCCCCACGGAAGCCGCGTACTCCTGCACGCTCTTCGCGCCGCCGGCGCCGAACAGCGTCTCGATGCCGCCGATGCTCTGCTGCAGGTCCGCGGCTTCGGTCAGCGCCTTCCCCACAACGTTCTTGATCGCGACGCCGATCCCCGCCGCCGCGATCGCCTTTTTGATGAACCCGGCGATATTCGCCCCGGCTTTTGAACCGGCCTCCTTCGACGGCTTATCCACCGCGCCGCCGAGCTGTTCCGCCAGCTGCGCCTTGATCCCCTGCATGGAGGGCAGGATCTGCACGTACGCCTTCGCGATGTTCGTGCCTTCGCTCATGTGCTTTTCACCTCTTTCAGCAGCGCCGCGCGCGCGGCCTCAAACGCCGCCGCGCTGGAAAACGCCCGCGCTTCGCCGCCGGTCTTTTTCTTTTCCGGCTCCGAGAGCATCGCGTACAGGCTCTTCGGCCTGTTCCTGCGCTTTTCGCCGTCCTTTGACTGCATCCACACCAGCTGCGCGAGCCGGTCGGCCGCGATCGCCAGCAGCGAATCGCGCAGGCCAAGCCGCGTCCCGCGCGACGCCCGCGCGGTGCGGGAATCAAAAGAAAGACCGGCCGCCAGCGTCGCCGCGATCCGCGGCGGCAGCCGGCGCCGGTCCGTTACGTGATAGGTTTCCGCAAAATCGCAGTCCAGCGCGTCCGGGAAGCTCACGTCCAGATACGCGTAAAACGCTATTTTTTTTTGCTGTCCAGCCCCGTGAGGACCGCGTGGATCGTTTCGCCCACGTGATCCACGCGCACCTTGCCGAACCGCTTTTTCTCAAAGGCGACAAAGGCGTTCCAGCCCTGTTCCCCAAGCAGCGCGGCGCACGCGCCCCGCAGGTCCGGGATGTCGTCCCCGCCCTTGATCGCGGCATAAAACGCGCGGACCGTCTCGTAGATCTCAAGGTCCTGCATCGCGTCCTCATCCACGCGGGCCTCAAACCCGCAGGGCGTGTCGATCTTCAGGATGGCCATTACGTACTGCCTCCCGTCGTCGCGGAGGACGAAGCTGCCGGCGCCGTCTTGATATACTCATGATGCGTATCGCCGTCTTCATCCGGCAGGGCGGTCACGGTGGTCTCGTAGCCCACCACGTCGCCGTCCGTGTAGGCGATCTCGCCCACCTCCGTCACATGCGCGCGGGGCACCACGATGCGCTTCAGCGCGCCGCGCAGCACCAGCTCGGCCACGATCGACACGTCCTCGGTGTCCTTGCCGTTCACCTTCACGTGGATCCCGTCCGCCAGGGTGCCGGTCACGTTGTCCTTGCCGTAAACGTGTTTGAGCACGGCGACGTTCAGAACCTCGATCAGCGTGTACGAAAACCGGTCCGATCTGCCGTTTCCGGTGATCAGCACCTCGTCGCCGCCCCACGCCTTCACAACGTCCGTATCCAGCTCGCTTTCGTTCGTCAGCCCGTCCTCGGAGCAGTAGCCGAGGCACTCGAACGCCGCGTCCAGCGCGGTCGTCGCGTCCGTCGGCAGCGTCGTGCCCACGGGCGCCGTCCAGATCGCGCCGCCGACCTTCGGCTTGCCGGCGGCAACGTTGGAAACAGTATTCATGTTTTATTTCGCTCCTTTCAGTAATGCACGATATCGAATACCGCCTGATAGCGGTACGCTTTTTCCTCCGTATCCGGGAACGGATAGTCCGCGTTCAGGCGGCAGCGCGCGATCTCCGGCAGGGCGGGCAGCAGCTCCATGGCCGCGATCGCGTCCTCGTTCAGCCGCGCCGCCTCGTAAAGGCTTTCGGCCCAGCTCTGCACGGCCACCGTGGCCGTGCGCAGCCGCTCCCGCGCGCCGCCGCCCGTCTTTTCGAAGGTCACGAACCGCGTCGGCCTCTCCCGCGGGCGCTCCGTGTAAACGGGTACGCCAAGCGAAGCGGAGAGATGCTCCAGAATCGTCTTTTCGATCATTTCGCCGCGCCTCCCAGCGCCTTCAGCAGGCTGTTGTTCTTCGCGTTGTCGCGCTGCGCGTCGTGCGAGCTCGTGTATACCGATACGTTGGCGCGCGTACGGCCCCTCGGATACACGTTCTTTTTGTAGCCCTTCGGCAGGGCGTCCAGCGCCCGGTCGGCGCAGGCCTCCAGCGCCGCCACGATCTCCGGCGACGTCATCAGCGCCCGCGCGCCGCCCGGCAGCATCTCGATCCTGATCTTCTGTTTAGCCATAGCGTTCCAGATGCACCTTCTTGTTCCAGTCCAGCGGGATATTCTCCTCGATCCCGGCGGTGGGGATCCCCACGGTGCGGAACAGCCCCGAAAAGGGCGGCGGCAGCCGCACCGTCGTATTCTCCCACACGTGGGCGTCGCCCTTTGGGATCGCCAGCGTGTACGCGATCCGCTTGTTGTACAGATCCCACGTCCGCGCCGCGTCCTGCGTCGTCGGCTCGCCGATCAGCACGTTTTCAACGGTTTCGGTCGTTTCCTCAAAAACCGGCGCGCCCAGCGGGTCAGTGCCCGTCCGCGTTTTCACCGTCAGAACGACCGGAACGCCCCTGATCCGGGTCATACAGCTCGATCCCTCCGATCCTTTGTCGTTTCACGAGCCCCAGCCGTCTGAGGTCGTTGTTCATGACCGCGTTCGCGATCCCGCCGCCCGGCACCGCGTAGGTGCCCTGCCAGTTATAGCCGAGGGCCGTCTGGGACTCCTGGCTCAGCGGCTCCCCGGCGGTGGACTGCCGCAGGTACCGCGCCGCGATATCCACGGTCACGGTCGCGGCGACGCTTTCATACAGCGTCCCCGCCTCCAGCATCGCGTCCAGATCCTTCCCCACGTTCTTCGCCGCCTGCCGCAGCAGGTCGGAGATCCGCGGCAGCAGCGCCTCGCAGCGCGTCCGCTCCTCCGGCGTCAGCGGCCGGAACAGCAGCTCCACGTCCTCCACGGACGCGTAAGCGGTTCGTTCGCTCATGCGTCGCGTCTCCTTTCCATCTGAAAGACGGCCCCTCGAAAGGAGCCGTCTCCGCATCCGTCCTCTTACGAGGACGCTGCGGTCTTGCGTACCAGCGCGAAAGCGGTCGGATCCATCACGCCCCAGCCGATGAAGGCCTCGGCGCGCAGACAGATCTCGTTGTACCGCTTCAGGTCGCGGCCCTGGCCGTCCGGATCGCCGTACTCGATGACCTCCAGCGGGATGTTCTCCGCAAAGCCCCAGCGGAACGCCGCGCGGAAATCGCCCACGACCGCCATCGTGGTCAGGATATTGCTCGATACGGTCTGCGGCGCGGCGGGAACCGTGTTGTTCACGTCGCACGCCATGCCGTAGAAGTTGGCCGGCGCGGCGCCGAATCGGAATTCCGGGTACATATATTCCTGCACGCCGTTCTTTACGCCGCCGATCGCCGAGGCGAAGGCGGGGGAAAGGGCGAGCCCCGTCACGTTGCCGTCCGCGGCGCGGATCACGTCTACGGCCGCCTGCAGGTTCTCATCCGGCGCGTCCGCGTCGAACGCGATCACGTTCCCGTCGGTGAGCAGCCCGTAAAAGCTGTTCGTCGCGCGGAAGGATGCCGCCGCGCCGGTGGCCGGGTTCACGCCGTGGAACGCCGCGATGTCAAGGCCGCGGGCGATCTTCTTCGCGAAGCCGTCCGCAAAGGCCTGCAGGTAGCGGATCCGCCGCTCGTCGCTCGCGTACCGGAATTCGTCCGAGATCCGATGCTGGTACACGAACTTCACGGGCTTGATCACCTTGGGCGTGAATTTCGCGTCTCCCGCGCTTTTCGCGCCGCCCTCGCCCACGATCTCGGCCTCGCCGTCCATCGTGAAAACGAACTCTTTTTCGCCCGAAAACGGCATGGGCTTCTGCGCCGTCAGCTTAGCGAGCGAGGAATGCCCCTGCACCTTGTCGATGAGCTCCGGCACGAGCTCTTCCGGGAACATCGTCCCCGCCTGTGTAATGGTAGTTGCGCTCATTGATTGATCCTCCTTTTGATCTGTGTTCAGCCATCAGTAGTCAGTAGTCAGAGGTTACTCCTAACTCCTAACTCCTAACTATTTCAGCGCAGCCGACATCGCGCCCCACGCGCCGCCGGAGCCGGTTTCGGGCTCCGCCAGCGGCGCCGCCGGGGCCGCCGGCCGCAGCAGCTTCCCGAGCGCCTCGGCGTCCGCCTTCAGCGCCGCCTCGTCGTCGCCCGTCAGCCGGTCGGCGAGCTCCGCCGGGAGGTTCGCCTCCCGCGCGACGCGCGAACGGAGCAGTGACCGTTCCGCCTTTTCGGCCCTCGTCTGCATCTCGGAAAGCGCCGTCTGCGCCGTCTGGAGCTGCCCGGAAAGCGCCGTTACCTGTTCGTCCAGCTTCTTTCCCTTCAGCTCCCGCAAAGCGGCGGAATCGGCCTTCAGCGCCTCGTAATCCGCGTACTTCTCGCGTTCCCGGCGCAGGCGTTCCTCGATGATCCGGTTCAGTTCTTCCTGCGTTTCGATTGTTGTGAATTCTGCCATTGTGTTCTCCTTCCCATTTTACCGCATGGTATGCGTAATTAGCGTATCTGCTGCCGCCGTACCGGCTTCCGCTCTTTGGAGCAGCTCCACACCGCGAGGATCAAGCTCTCAAGGAGCGCAGCGTCTATGTCCTCGCGCAGGCTCCGGTAGCCGTATCCGCCGGCGGAGCCGATCGGGCGGCGCTCGCAGTTTGAGGCGCTGCGGGTCAATGACGGTTGGTTCATGTGGCACAGCTTGCCGTCGCTGATCATCTGTTCCAGCAGCGCGCTCGCTTCGATCACGTCCTGCACCCGTGGGAGCAGCGGCGCTTTCAAACGCATTTCGCGCATCTCTTCCGCAAGGTGCGCGCCGGCGGCGCCGTCCGCGACCACCGCGGCGACGTCCGCCTTAGATAAAAACGAAAGGATCCAGCTGTCGCCGTCCCGCGTCGGGCGGCAGTCGATCGCTTCCGCAAAGATCCGGTCGTCCTTCGTCCGGCAGGCGATCGCCACGCTCACCGTCGGGCTCGCCTTGCCGTATTTCACGCCCACGTGCAGCTTGCCCGTCAGCTCCGGCAGCTTCTCGCACGCCAGCGCCTCCCAATCCGCCTGCGGGATCGCGGACTGCAGCGTGTATTCGTACCAGTACCCCAGCCGCTGGATCACAAAATCCAGCGTGTCGCCGCGGATCTCCGCGCGGATCTTCCGCTCCGTCAGGATCGATCCCAGCGAGGGGTTCGTCTCGTACCACAGCTCCTTGTCCCGGATATCCCGCGGCTCGTCGTACACGGCCCACTCGGCCCAGCCCGTGTCCTCGGTCTTGCCGTCGAGCGCGTCGCGCCGCATGTCCTTGAATACCGTGCCGGCGCTCACGAGCGTTGGCGGCGTGCCGCACAGCAGCGTCTGCGGGTTCGGGGAATCGGACACCGTATAGATCAGCGCCGATTCCTGGGCGGTCGTGTACTCCTGCGCCTCGTCGATCACGAGGAGGTCGTACCCTTCGCCAAGCCCGCC